TATTTCTCACTTAGCAGTAGAAGATAATGGACAAATTAACAATTGATAGGATAGCACAAGCTCACCCAAAGATTAGGGAGGAGTTAAAGCAATATTATATTGAATGTAATAATAAGTTACCTAAAGGTGTTAGATTGCGTTTTGCTTACGTTTACAGGAGTATTGCAGAACAAAACGTACTATACAACCAAAGACCTAAAGTAACGAACGCTAAAGGAGGACAATCAATTCATAATTATTCTTTAGCTTTTGATTACGTTATAATGTTAGACAAAGACAGCAACGGAACTTTTGAAACTATTGAATGGAATTTAAAATCACCATATCACAAAGTGGTAGTAGATTTCTTTAAAAGTAAAGGTTATGAATGGGGTGGAGATTGGAAAAATTTTAAGGATTATCCACATTTCCAAAAGGCATTTGGTCATACGTGGCAAAGTTTGAAGCGTAAACTAGATACAGGAGATATTATTAAAGATGCAAACGGATTAACTTATCCAAAAATATAACTATATTTGTTGCTCGTTCTTTTCTAAACTTTTGCCAGAGTTTAAACGCAAGGATTAATTTCTTTGCGTTTTTTTGTGCAAAAAAGATTTTTATTAGAAAAGAATAGTTATATTTGCAGAAACAAAAACATTTGGCAATGGAAAAAGAAAAATTAATGAGCTATGTATTAGGATATAAGCCTGACTACATAGATGAAAGTGAAGTTGTATTTACTTTCTTAAATCAATCAGAATTACAAATTAATTGGAGAGGTATTTCTCGTAAGTTTTGCGTGTATGGTACTGAATGGTGTCCTATTGAACAGGAGGATGACGAATGGTTTGACGATGGATATTGCTTTGAAACTTCCGATTTAATGCAGTTTGAGAACTTTGAAGAAGAAAATACATGTGTTCATTGTAACGGAAAAGGAACTCAACAAAGACTTTATTGTACTAAATCAGCTTCTGAATGTTGTATGTCATGCTACGAAACGGAAGAATGTGAATGTGAACTATTTTATCCTTTATAGCATGAAAAGACCTAATCTAATAGACCGAATAATGTTTTTCGATAGATTCGACACAGATAAGTATAATGAGTTCTTAGAAGCAAGGAAAGTTAAACATCCTGTCGAAATAGAAGAAGATGAATTTAATTATAATTATGGATGCTTACGTTTGATTCAGTTATTTCTATATTTCATTTTATTGTTATTAGTAATGTTTGTAATTTATAAATTTATTTAAGATGATTTTAGGACACGAATATCATACGGAAGACCTTAACGATGAAGAAAAAATGTTAGCTAAAAGATTAATTTCTGCATTCTCAAAAAGAAGTAAAAATAATCCAGTAACTGCACTAGAGATTGTATGTGGAGTAAATGCAAACATACCACTTACTCAAAAGTTTTCAGATAGGAGATTAAGAAAAATTATCAATCATTATAGGGTACATGGAATACTACCTATAATAAGCACTTCTAAAGGCTATTACGTTTCTTATGATGAAAATGAAATAGAAGGAATGATAATATCTCTTACTCAACGTTCGAGTAGTATCTTAGAAGCGTGCTATGGAATGCAGAGAATTTTAAATCAAATAAGTAACAAATAACATGGATTTAAGCAGTAAAACAACAAAAGAATTATGTCAACTAATAGTCGATATAACTTTAGAATTAAAAGAAAGAGATAAGTTTATACAAATGGTTAGAACAGCTACTCCAAAAGAAAGTATAGAAAATGTGCTTAAAGAAATAAGAAAAAAGATATAGGAATAAAATAAGTAACAAATAAAAAAAGAATAATTATGAAGAAAACGTTTTTTACAATCGCAACACTTTTGGTAGCTAACTTATCAATCGCACAATGGAAAAATAAATCAGTAGATAATGGTTTTGATAACCCATACAGAATATGTTATACTCACGCTAATAATGGTGCTGTATTAAAGTTAGAAAAAACAAGTGGAGGAATAGCTTTTTACCTTCAAGGAGGATATTTCTGTGATGAAGTGCCTTATGTTGAACTATCATTTTTAGTTAATAATAAATGGGTTAAATATTCTCTTGCTGGTTTTATAAATGATGAACGTGATTCTATATTTTTAACTGACTACTTACAAGATTCAGAGTTCTTTATGAGTTTTTTAAATTGTAATTCAGTTAGACTTAGAGTAAACGACGAATACCCTTGTGTTACAGAAATCTATGAATTTAATATGTCTGGTAGCACTTCTGCATTTAATTTTATAAAATAGTTTGTAATTAAAATATAAGTACTATATTTGTCCTATCGAAGCGTAGGAAACTCCGAAAAACATTTTTATAACACAAAGTCAAGCAACAAGGTTTTCCTACGCACCTTCGTTAGCTTGGCTTTTTTCATTTAATTAAAAGTTACTGGTAATCTAAAAACCTTTATTATATCATGGTAAGTTTAAAATTTAAATGCTCATTAATTTCAAAAGACTTTATTGAAATAGAAGCAACCAACCAAAGAATTGAAATCGTAATAGTTAATCATGATGATTTTGATGAAGAACACGAAACTTGCGGTGTAATACTAGATAAGTTTACAGCTATTAAGCTATCTAAAGAGTTACGTAAACAAATTGCTTTATTAGATTAATTATGGAAAAGATGCAATGGTTTAAATTCTCTATTTCGGAATGGAAGATGGGAAAGATTCAAAAATGTACTCCAGAAGCTAAATCTGCATTTATGGAATTATGTTGTTTGTACTGGATAAATGAAACTAAACTTTCTATTGAAGATGCAATTATTGAATGTGATGAAGACAATTATAAAAATCTTTTATCTAAAAAAGTAATTAAAGAAGTTGGTGGTTTTATAAAAATTTATTTCTTAGATGAACAGTTTGAAAATGCTTTAGAGAAATCTGTAAAAGCCAGAGAATCAGTAGAAAAGAGGTGGTCAAAACGTAATACGATAGTATTAGGAACGAATAACGATAGTAATACGACCGTATTACAACCGAATTACGATAGTAATACAGAAGAGAAAAGAAAAGAAGAGAAAAGAAAAGAAGATATATCTTCTTCTACGAAAAATGAATTTTCGCAGGATGTTTTTAAAGCATTTGATTATTTAGTTCAATTCTTTGATGGTACTAAACCAGAAACTGAATCTGTAAAAAATAAATGGTTGGATTGTATTGATAAGTTGAATAGGATTGATGGTTTAACTTTTAAAGAGATTTGTGAAATTGTAAGGTATGTTAAGAATGATGATTTCTGGAAAACAAATGTTTTAAGTATTCTAAAGCTAAGAAAGAAAAATCAAGAAGGTATTGAATACTGGAATGTTTTTAAATTAAAAATGAAAGGTCAAGTTAGTAATCAATCTAATGTTTTAGGTACAACAGCAGATGGTGAAGTCGTAACTGACATGTATGTTTATACTGCTTACAAACAAATGGGGAAATTATGATTTTAAAAGATGGACATAGCACAAGTTACCTATTCGATTATAGAGATGGTAAAATACAGCAAGGACTTGGATTAGGTATTTACTTAGATGACTATTTAAGATTTAAAAGAGGTCAATTAAATTTTATACTTGGACATGATAACGTAGGTAAATCATATTGGATGTTATGGTATTTCCTTGCTCTAGCAACTAATCACAACCTTACATTCACTTTGTTTATGGATGAAAATTCAGCACAAAAAGCAATGAGAGATTTAATACGTATGTATTTTGGTAGAAAAATAACTGAACTTACAGATAGTGAATTGCAAGTAGGAATAATGAAAATTGAACATCACTTTAAATTTGTAGACAACTTGAAACGATATACTCCAGAGGAATTGTTAGAGGTATTTAAAACAAGTAAAACGGACGCTTACTTAATTGACCCTTTCAACGGATTAAAAACAGCTTTATCTTATTCTAGTAATTACGATGTATTGAATGATTTAAAAATGTTTTGTAAGACTACAAATTCAACTATCTACATAAATGCTCATCCAAGTACAGCAAGTGGTCGTAGACAAGCTATATATCCACAAGGACACGCTTGGCAAGGACATATCACTCCTCCATTTAAAGATGATATTGAAGGCGGTAAAGCATTCTCTAATAAAGCAGATGATTTTATTGTAATCCACAGATTGATTGGTAGTGAAACAATGAAGTTTGAAACACTTGTAGAAATTAAAAAAGTAAAAGATACTGATGATGGTGGCGGTCAAACATTACTTGAACAGCCTATAATGTTTAATTATAATTCCGCAAACGGATTTAAATGCGGTGGTATAGATTGTATTAAACATCCTAAAACAAGTTATCAAGCACCAGTAGAGCTTCCGATTCCAAAACATCCACCAGTAGCAAGTTTCTATGAAGCTGGAGTTAGAGAGAATGAACCAGAAAGAATTATTAACGACCCAGACAGAGGGATTGAATTTCCATTTTAAATTATGAATGAATTAGATTTAATACTTGCTAGAGTGAATATAAACACTACTATTGCAAAACTTAAGAACAGTACGAATGAAATAAAGGAGAAGAACCCTCAAAGAGTCGATTTAACGAACTCAATGGAAGATTCCATAGGACAACTCGTTTTTTCAGTTTCAATGTACGACGTGTTGGAAAAAGAGTATAGAACAGCACGATTACTTTCTCACAACTATTGCAGTCACATTATGCAGTTGGAAGAACGAATTAGGTTATTAGAAAAACAAAATAAATTATTATTAGAAGGATTATGAAGATAGAAGAATCAAAGATTGAAAATCAAAACATAGAGTTGACAGATTTTTTAATTAAAATTCAATATGAATTACGTCATATAAGATTAAGATTTAAAAAAGAAATCTGCATAACTATTTCAGTTAATCGAACAAGAGAAATATTTAAAAAATATAATACTACTTATGAAATTACGTCTTTTCAATTATTTGGATTTAATACATATCCTTCGGAATTTATAAGTGATAATGATTTTATAGTAGGGTATAAGAATTAACGATTAAAAATAAATAATTATGTGGAAAATTAAACAGAATGAAAGATTGGTAGAATTTACAGAAGAAATGATACCAGAAAAAGCAGTTGGGTTTGTTTACCTTATGACAGCAGTAGTAGATGGTAAATTCGTTAAATACATTGGTAAAAAGAATTTTTATGCTGATGTAAAGACTAAGCTTGGTAAAAAAGAAATGCCTACTGACAAGCGTTTAAAACAATACAAACGGGTTAGAAAGTTTACCTATAAAAACTATTTCAGTTCTAATGAAGTGTTAAAAGAACATTACAACAATGATGGTAAAATAGAACGTATAATTATTGAGATTGCATACTCTAAAATACAGTTGACGTATCTTGAAGTTAAGCATCAATTTATCAATGAAGTGCTAGAAGATGAAAGTTATTTAAACAATAATATACTTGGAAAGTTCTATAAAACAACAAGTTAAGTGTTAAAGATAAAATAATTGCATTTTTTTACACAAAAAAGATTGTTTATCTAAATAAGTTGCGTAACTTTGTCAAAACAAAAGGCAAATAGTTATGGAAAGTATGTTATTAAAAGCGATTAGATTCGCAAAAGAACACCAAGGGAGTATCACTGATGATACTCTCTCTGAATTAAGAAACTTAGTTCATTGCTACTATTCAGAAGTAGAAAACAAAAATGCTATTGAGCATAAAGATTCAAAAGAATTTTGGGACAAATCAGACTTTAAAGCAGGAGTTCACGCTTTATTATTTGAATTGTTATATGTAAAACAATCTTACGACCATAAAATAGCTATGGCAGTATCTTATTTAAAATAAAATAAATCATAATGGAAAAAAGATGTACAATCTTGCTTACTCCAGAGGTAACAGAAGCTATGGATATTGCATTTGCAATTGGCTTTCAGAAGCAAGAAAAAGAAAAAGTAAAAACAAAACCACAGCAAATTGCATACGCATTAGAGTTGTTGGCAAAGTTGCACAAGCAAAACAAAATAGATAACGTATTATTAATCGGTTTAAAATAAAGAAAGATGGAAGGTTTAGAATTAGAAATGAATGGTGCTACTCACGTTTTAGCAAAGATTCAAAATGAAGTTAAAGTGTTGAAAAACAACTACAATGCTTTTGGTAAATACAAGTTCCGTTCCGTAGAGGACATTCAAGTAGCTGTAAAACCAATTTTATTACAATACGAATCGGTTATTGTGCTTTCAGATTCAGTAGTTGAACTATGCAATATTCCAGTTATACAAGCAACAGCAAAGTTTATTTGTCCTTTTGGTGAGATAGTAGTTTCTGCACAAGCTGGAGTTGATATTCATAAAAAAGGTATGGATATTCCACAGACTTTTGGTACTGCATCAAGTTATGCTCGGAAGTATGCACTTGGGGGACTTTTGCTTTTGGATGATGTAGCAGATTCAGATGCTATCAATCAACATAAAGATGAACCTAAGAAAGTTAAATTACCATTGTGTACAGATGTTTTGTTTGAAAAAGCAGTTGCACGTTTTGAAGGTGGTGAGAAAGATGTGTTTGATAAGTTACGTAAAGCATATACACTTACAGCACAGCAAGAAGTTGAAATTAAAGAAATGTCATAATGGATGAGTTGTACATGGAAACAGTAATGCAAGACGATAATTACTGGTTAGAAAAAGAGTTTGAAAATAATAATTAAGAAAGATGAAAGAATTAGAATTAGAACAAGGAACAAGAGAGTGGTTAGAAGCAAGAAAAGGTAAAATTACTGGTACAAGGCTAAAAGATGTTTTAAAAACAGATAACCTTCCATTGATATATGAATTGATTGCTGAATTAGGTTCAGATGAAGTAGAAGAAACATTTGTAAGCAAGGCAATGGAACGTGGAAAGAATTGCGAACCAGTAGCAATATCGCTTTACCAACACATGACTGGAGTAGTAATTGATAGTGTTGGATTTTGTGTTAGTGAAGAAAATGATATGCTATGCGTATCTCCAGATGGATTCACAGCAGATAGGACTGGTGCAATAGAAGTTAAAAGCCCTAACACAGCCACACACGTTAAGTATATTCTTGGAGATAAAGTTCCTAGTGAATATCTGCCACAAGTTATGACTTACTTCCTTGTAAATACAAAATTAGAGTGGTTAGACTTCATTTCTTTTGATGACAGATATAAGCCAAAACCGATATGGATTAAACGTGTTACAAGGGAAGAATTGAAAGACCAACTTGTAGAGGTTAATGAGAAGTTGGACAAGTTTATTACGAAATTTAATAAATACTATGAAAAAATCAGTTTTTAGCATAATGTTGGTGTGGTTATTATGTAGCCACACTACATTTAAAGAATTTAAAGCAACATACTACGGAGGTAGTTTTCATGGGAATTATACCTACTCTGGTGAGATTTTCGATAAAAATAAACTTACTTGTGCTAGTAATCACTTTGAAATGGGTACAATTCTTAAAGTTACAAATGTTGAAAATCAAAAAAGTGTTATAGTTCGTGTAAATGATAAAGGTTCATTTACTGGTAAAAAGATTGATTTATCAGAAGCTGCTTTTAAAAAAATATCAATATTAGAAAGAGGGGTTTTAAAAATAGTAATCAAAGTTTTAAAAAAGAAATGAATATACAATTTGACGACAAAGGAGTTTATTTTAAATTTAAAGTAAATTCAAGTAAATCACACGATGTATTTCAAAGACAAATAGAGTTAGTTAATAATAAAGTGTTATCAATAAGAAAATTTAATTTTTCAAATTCTACTATTGATGTTAGGTATGTTGGTTCAGATTTTTCTGAAAATAAAATGACACTTACATTTAGTTATTTAAAATAAAAAAGAAATGAAATTAGATTTGGCAAAAAGTATTAGAGCAAACGTAATGATGTATAATGTAAAGGTTAATTCAATAAAGACCGTTTATGATTTAAAAGGTAATTACGTTAAAGAAAATAAGAAGCGTGATATAGTAAAGTTTTACTTAGAGTTTGGTAAAGAAGAAACTTGTAATACGTTTAGCTTGACTACACGTTCGTTTTACAAAATAATTGATGGAATAGGCTATGTTTCTACTTATAATGGATTAGAAGGAAAGTATGAACACATGGAGTCAGAAGATGAGTTGTTTGGATTCAAATGTACTTACAATGATTTAAGTGAAAGTGAAAAACAGATATATAATAGGCTGTAACTAATGGCTAATCGCTACATAACGCATATACAAATAATAAAGATGAAAATAACGACAGATAATAACGGGTGGCATAATGTTACCATCAATAGAAAACATAGTGAAAAAGTAACTATGTATATTAGAGAGTTAAACGAAAAAGGAGAGCCGATAATTAAAATTATAAACCATGAAAATAACAACAAAGAAAATAATTCGAGAACTTGAAAAGATTGGTTGGGAATTAGAGCCTGCACAAGAATTATTAGTGATTAGAGTTCGAGATATAATTGACGAGATTCTCAAAGAGCAAAAAGGTATAACAATTAAAAAGTAAAGGATGAAACTAACTGATGTACAAAAAGAATTATTGATATACGTACTATTCTACGTATTGTGTTTGATACCTATTTTATTAGTCTCATTAATAGCTTGTTGATATGAAAAGAAAAATATGCTTTACGTGTAAACGTAACCTACCATTGTTCATGTATCACATAGACACTTCAAGGTATCAAAGGGAAAGTGCTAAAGGAAAATGTATAGAGTGTCGCAGATGTGCTTATAAGCGTATAAAAGAAGATAAAGGAGTAATGCAGAGGGTAGATAATAAGTTTGTATTTGTAGCAATGGATAGGATTGAAACAATAAAGTATATATTTAGAAAATAATAGTATATTTGGTGCGATTATAATACCAATAATATGAATATTCCAAGTATGACTTGCGGAAAAATAAACCAAGCAATTGAATTAGTAATTGAATCCGATTTAGAAAACTATGATAAAGATTTAATTGTAGATAGTTTAGAGCGTGTTAGACGTGATAACATAAGACTTCGTGAATGTTTACACGAATTAAAAAGAATAAAGCCAATAGTTTAATATTAACATTAGGGGTAATTTTAGTTTGAATGGCTTTCCTCCATGCTTTAATTAGT